GCCGCCTTCCAGGAGGCCGCCGGCAACTGGTGGGAGCTCGATCTCACTGGTGGCGTCGTCGATCCGCGCTGGTTTGGCGCGAAATGCGACGGCGTGGCCGATGACACGACCCCGGCGCAGGCCGCGCTGACGCGCGCGCTCGGCGGCAAGCAGTTCTTCATGCCGCCCGGGACGCTCGGAATCTCCGCGACGCTCGATGGTGCGGCCGGCAACGCACGCGTTTTTGGCTTGAAGGGGCTCTCGAACTTCAAGGCGCTCGGGTCGAACGTCATCGATCCAATGTTGAAGTTCACAGACGCGACCAACACCACCGTCGAGGGTATCAACTTCCAAGGCAATGGCGTCGCGGTCGTCGTCGGCGCCGTTCACTTCCTCGTGACGTCCGGCTCGAACGTCGTCGGCGGCAATGTCGTTCGGCAGAACAGCTTTTCGAATTTCAAGGCGCAGTATTGGATTCGGCTGCTCACGAACGTGGCGTCGACCAGCCACACGCGCCGCATGCGCTACAATCGGATTTGCGATAACGATTGGGTCGCAAGCACGAGCCTCGCGCCGGACTTCACCAATGTCGCCATCCCGTCCGTAATGATTGGCATCCAGGGGTCGGTCGACAACAACGGCTCCTATGTCGACGACGTGATCGTCTCGGGCAATTTCGCGGACTGCTCCGGCGTCAAGAACTTCGTCACCTGCTGGGCCGGTTCCAAGAATGTCGAGATTGTCGACAACTTCATCCTGAATGCCGGCTCTCTTGGCGTGAACGACAAGGGCTGTTACGGCGTTCTCGTCTACAACAACCACGGCTCGGCTGACCCGACGTATTCACCGACCGATATCATGGTCGCGCGCAACGAGATCCTGGCGGCGCGGTCGATGGGCGTGTACGGCGCGACGGCGACGCGCTTGCAGGTTCTGCACAACACCATCACCGGCGTGCAGGACACGACCGCAGCGAGTCTGCCTTATGCAGCGATCTCGCTCGGCCAGTGCGACGACTCGAAGGCGAATTTCAACACGCTGATCGACAACTACGTAGGTATCCAGGCCATCCCGACGGCGACGGGCCTTTTGACCGAGGTTGTCGGCAACACGATCCGGTCCAGCGTCGCGAATGCGATCGGCATCCGCTCTACCGTCGTCGGCAGCTTCGCGAGCAAGGTCAAGATCGACGGCAACACCGTCGTGCTTGCGGGCTCGGCTTCGGCCGGCATCAACGCGTCTTCGGTGGGCGCCGGTTTCGAGTACGACAAGCTCGACATCTTGCGCAATCGTGTCTCGGCGCTCGGCACCGGCATTCTACTGAACGACAGCTCAGGTGGCGGCATCCGCGGCAACCTGGTCACGCTCCAGGACAACCATGTCGAAGGCGCATTCGTCACCTCGGCGATTGACGTCCAGGGCGCGGTCGCCAAAACGATTGTGCTGGGCAACACCATCAACCTGGCGAATGCGGGGGCCTCTGCGCTCGGCTTCGTAGCGACGAGCGCGAGCTCGATTCACATCGACGGTTTGCAGATTATGAACCGTGCGACCGGCAGCGCGCTTGCGTATTCCGCGGCCGGCGCGAACGGGTCGATGCAAAACGTCAATCTGATCGGTGTCGCGCGCGCCAACCTTCCGGCAGACGGCAGCACGCACATGGGCTTCGCATTGCCGACCGCGGCGGGCACCGGCATTGGCCAGTGCATCCAGAACCTGGCCACGACATCGTACACGCCGCAGGGGGCAGCAAGCTCGCAATATACGATCGACAAGTGGCTCTTCGCGACCGGCACGACCTGGTATCCGCGGCGATGTCTGACGGGCACATGATGACGGAGGCAGAAGTCAAAAAGGTAGCCGAAGACGCCGCCGAAGGCGCTTTGCACAAGTTCATGCTTCTGCTCGGGGTCGATGTCAGCACGCCTGCCGCGATGATCGAGCTCCAACGAGATTTTACGCACCTTCGCCAAGAGAGGCTCACGTTTCGGAATATCCGGGACAAAGTGTGGGCGTCGCTGGCCGGGTGCGTAGTGACGGGCGTTGTGTCTGCCGTCGTCTGGTACGTCACGCACGCGCCCAAATAAACGGGGGATAGATGCCAACACCGCCGCTTTCGGACGAAAAGCTGCTCGAAACTGTCGCGGTTTTCGCTGCCAATGAGCGCAACCAGGTGCGAACCGCGCTCGCGTTGAAGCGTTCGCGCAGCTACGTGCAGGAACATCTCCGGCAGGCCGCGGCGCGCGGGCTGATGGGGACGAAGCCGGTGCTGCCGGGCTTCAATATCTCGAAGACGACGGCCGTGACGAATAAGGACGGCGAGATTGTCCGCGAATTCATCCAGCAGCGCCCCGAGCACGGCGAAGAGTTCAAGGTGCCCGATGGGCATCTGGTAAAGGGCGTGTCGGCACTCGTGGACCCGAACGGCCACGAGATCATCAAGTGGATCAAGACCAGCCAGGACGCCGAGCAGCGCGACGCCGCAATGCGTGCGGTGGTCGAGGGGTTCAAGGATGAATTGCCGCGCGCGGAGCCCATCGCGGCACCGACCGGCCGCAACGCCGACCTTCTCAATCAGTACACCGTGACCGATCTGCATTTCGGCATGTTGGCCTGGCGCGAGGAGTCTGGCGCCGACTACGACCTGAAGATCGCCGAGAAGCTTCTGGTCGATTGGTTCGCGGCTGCGATTCGTCAGTCGCCGGACGCGGCAACCGCCATCCTCTGCCAACTCGGCGACCTCTTGCATCACGACGCGCATGAAAGTGTCACGCCCGCGCACCGCAACGTGCTCGACGCCGACAGCAGGTTGCAGAAGATGATTCGCGTGGTGATCCGCACCATGCGACGTGTCGTCGCGATGCTGCTTGAGAAGCACGAGCACGTTCACGTCATCATGTCGGATGCCAACCACGACCCGGCCGGCGGCGCATGGTTGCGCGAGATGTTTGCGGCGTTCTTCGAGAACGAACCGCGTGTGACGGTCGACACCAGCCCGAGCACCTACAACGTATTCGAGTTCGGCGCGACGTCGCTGTTCTACCACCACGGCCACAAGCGCAAGGTCGCGTCGGTTGACGGCGTGTTTGTCGGCAAATTCCGCGAGGTGTTCGGGCGCACCAAGCACAGCTATGCTCACCTCGGGCACCTGCACTCCGATGAGATGAAGTCAGCCCCGACCACCATGAAGGTTGAGCGCCATGAGACCTTGGCGGCGCCGGATGCCTACGCGGCGAACGGCGGCTGGCTGTCTGGCCGCTCCGCGAAGGTCATCACTTATTCAAAGCGGTTCGGCGAGGTAGGGCGTATCACCCTGACGCCGGAGATGGTGCAGCAGTGACCGAACGTGCCCGCATGCAAGAGGAGCTCGTCAAGGCGCGCAAGCGCTTTGATGCGGCTGCCGGCGCGCGTGATGATCTCCTTGAATACGTCAAGCTCACCATGCCGGATCCGCAAGATCCGGACGATGTCACCCGTAGCGCGTACCAGGTGACGCCGCAGGCGCGGCTTCTGTGCCAGATCATGCAGAAGGTCGAGCAGCGCCATCCGGATTACAAGCGGGTCGGCGTCTCCATCGGTCCGCAGACGGGCAAGTCCGAGATCATCTCGCGGCGCGCGCCGGCGTGGATGATCGGTCGCAATCCGCGGCTCAACATGATCCTCGGCAGCTACAACCAGGACTTTGCCAACGAATTCGGCGATGACGTGCGCGCGATCGTGAACTCGCAGCCGCATCAGCTTGTCTTTCCGAACCACGAGTTGCGCGTCGGCGGCGCGGCGAAGTCGTTGCTCATTACCGACAAGGGAGGCAAGGCGGCGTTCGTCGGCGTCGGCGGCTCCGGCACGGGTAAGCCGGCCGACATCTTCGTCGTCGACGACCCCATTCGCAATGACGACGACGCCCAATCGGAGGTTCATCGACAGCGTGTCTGGAACTGGTTTACGAAGGTGGCTAACACCCGCATTCACAACGATAGCGCGGTCGTTGTGGTCCACACCCGATGGCATGAGGATGATCTCCTTGGTCGTCTATGCGACCCCGACCACCCGCTTCGGAAGAAGGACTACGCCGGCATCTCCGACGAATGGACCTACATCAACATTCCGGCCGTCGTCGAGGATCCGGCGCTCGCGAAGGCGCTCGGGCTGACGCTTGAGGTGCAGACCGACGAGCTCGTGCGCGCGCAGTTCGGCACCAAGCCGATCGCGGCACTCTGGCCGCAGCGGTTTTCGCTGAACTTTCTGGCGAAGCAGAAGCGCCTCGACAAGCGTGGCTTCACGGCGCTGCGCATGGGCAAGCCGGCGCCGGAAGATGGCGACTATTTCAAGGCGACCGACATCATTCCGTACCACTCGCCGGATGAGCTGCCGAAGAACCTGCGCAAGTATGGCGCATCCGACCACGCTGTCACCGAGAAGCAGAAGAACGACGCCTCGGTGATGGGCTGTGTCGGCATCGACGACAACGATGATATTTGGGTTCTCCCCGATCTCGTGTGGGATCGCATGGAGACCGACGGCATCGTCGAAACGCTGCTTGCGCAGTTCAAGACGCACAAGCCGCAGCTCTGGTGGATGGAGAGCGAGCTCATCTCGAAGTCGTTCGGGCCGTTCCTGCGCAAGCGAATGGTCGAGGAGCAGATTTACACGACGATTGACCCCGTGACGGTCGCGAAAGACAAGAAGGCTCGCGCGCGCTCGATCCAGGGCCGCATGCGCATGCGCAAGGTGCACTTCCCGGTGTTCACATCGTGGTGGCCGGCGGCCGAGAAGCAGCTTTTGACGTTCCCGTACGCGACGCACGACGACTTCGTCGACTGGCTGGCGCACATCGGCTTGGGAATGACGAAGGAGATCGGCGCGGTGGTGCCGAAGGCGGACAAGATCGTGCGGGTTGGCAGCGTGCAGTGGATGCTGGCGCAGACGAAACGCAAAGCGATGCGGGACAAGCGCGAAAAAGCAGTGGCAGGATGGTAATCTATGGCTATCACGGGCGTTGAATCAGGCGACATCGTCGAGGGCGGGCAAGGCGAGGGCGCTCCGCAGCCGGTGAACGTCGGCGCGGCCAACGACAAGCCGCCGGTCGACCCCGGCCGGGCCGCGCTGGTCGAGAAGATCCTCAAGGAGATCAAGGCCGACAAGGCGCATTGGGGGCCGGCGTTCAAGCGCATGCGCACGTGCATGAAGCTGGCAGCGAACGGCACCACCAGCAAGGAGGACGCCGAAGCCGAGAACGGCAAATACGTCGTGCCGATCATCAACCGGCTGATCGGCGTCGCCGTCGCCACGCTCTACGCTAAGAACCCCAAGGCCGTCGCGAAGCGCAAGCAAAAGCTGATGTATAAGTTGTGGGATGGTGATCCCGCGACGCTTCTGGCGGCCGTGCAGAAGCTTCAGCAACCTGCGCCCGGCATGGTTGACCCGACGACGGGTATGGCGGCGCCGGCAGCGCCCGATCCGAACGCTGTCGCGCTGCTCGCCGAGGTCACGCAGGCCAAGACGGAGTTCATTCAGTACGATCGCATGGCCAAGACCATGGAGTTGCTGTTCGCCTACTTCCTCCAGGAGCAGGACAGCGGCTACAAGGAGATGTTCAAGGCGTTGGTACGGCGCACGAAGGTGTGCGGCGTCGGCTACGTCGAGCTCGGCTTCCAGCGGGTGCTTCAGAAGAACCCGGACATCTCGGCGCAGATCGCGGATGTCACCAGCCAGATCGCAAGCATCGAGGCGCAAATTGCGATCGCGGAGAAGGATGAGGTTCAGGCCGGCACCGCTGAGGCCGAACGGCTTAAGATCATGCTCGAGGACCTCCAGTCCAAGGAGGAAATCCTGGTGCGGGAGGGGCCGACGCTCAGCTTCCCGCGCGCTCTCGACATCATTCCAGACCGCAAGTGCAAGCACCTCAAGACGCTCGCCGGCAGCCGATGGCTGCATCGCGAGTACAACATGGACCGCGAGGAGATTCTCGCGACGTGGAAGGTCGACGTCGGCACGAATTTCACCGCGTACAAGACGATCACTGACGCGCAGGGCAACGTCACGCAGATCAAAGACACGCCGGCGGACGCCAATTCGGCGAAGGTCTATTGCGGCTGGAACAAGGTCGACCAGAACTATTACGTCGTCTGCGAGGGCTATCCAGACTTCATCGTGCCACCTCAGGCACCGATCGTCCAGATCGAACGGTTTTGGCCAGTCTTTCCGCTCGTTTTCAACGAGGTCGAAGCGGAGAATGACGACGGGTCGGTGTCGATCTTCCCGCCGTCGGATGTCTGGAACGCCCGGCACATGCAGACGGAGTACAATTCCTCGCGGCAGGGCAAGCGGGAGCACAAGATCGCCGGGCGGCCGCGGTGGGTGTCGCCGCGCGGCGCGCTCGAGGTTGAAGACCAGAACAAGCTTGCGAGCGCTGAGCCGTTCAGCGTCACCGAGATCAACGCACTCGCGACGGGCGAGAAGCTGGCCGACAAACTTCAACCGATCCCGCTGCCGGGCCTCGACCCGAACCTGTACGAGACCGAGACGGTGTTCGCCGATATCCAGCGCACCGTCGGCGTCCAGGCGGCGAACCTCGGGGGCACTTCCGGGGACACGGCCACGGAGAGCTCGATCGCCGAGCATAGCCGCGATACGTCCAACGCGAGCGACGTCGACGACCTCGACACCATGCTGTCGGCACTTTCGCGTGCGATGGGGCAGTTGCTCCTCACCGAGATGTCAAAGGAGAGCGTGATCGAGATCGCAGGCCCCGGCGCCGTCTGGCCCGATCTGCCGCCGACCCGGGAGCAGATCGTCAAGGACCTGATCCTTGAGATCGAGGCCGGTTCCAGCGGCCGCCCAAACAACGCGGCCGTGCTTGCCAATTACGAGCGAGCCATGCCGTGGCTGTCGCTGCTTCCCGGCGTCAATCCGTCACCCCTGGCCAAGAAAGGCCTCCAGGCGCTCGACATCGACACGGACGACATGTTTATCGAAGGTGCGCCCTCGATCACTGCCATCAACCAGATGGCCGGGCGGAACATGCAGGCTGGCGGCGGCCCGAACGCGCCAGAGCAGCAAGGCGGGCAGGGCGGCGACAACGCCAAGCAGCCCGATCAGCCGAACGAGCCAGGCCCGCAGCCAAGCTATCAGGCGCCGAATGCGGCCGGGCCGACCGGTTGACAATTTGTCGGGTTTAGCGATATAGTGAACCGTTATTATCTCAGGGGGAAGACGTAGTGGCTCCGAAGTCGTCGCCGGACACAGAGATCGAAACTGAAATCGAGAAGGTCGACACCCCCGTCGAACCAGCTCAAACGGACGAAAATCCCGCGGAATCGTCCACTGCGGAGGGTGAAAAAGGTGACTTGCTCGAGCACGTGAAAGCGGCGCTCGACAAGTCCAAGGAGAAGTCGCCCGCCTCCGATGAACCCGGATCGAAGTCCGAGGAAGCGTCCGCTGCCGACGCCAAAAAGGAAGGCGAGGAGCAGGCCCAATCGGGCGATTTGACTGAGGAGGAACTCGCTCGGCTCAAGCCGAAGACCCGTGAGCGCATCGAACATCTCACCAAGGAAGTGAAGGAGCGGGATACCAAGCTCGCCGATCTCACCCCGAAGGCCGAGAAGTTCGACCAAATCCAGCGCTTCGTCGACGATGCTGGCTTGTCGAAAGACGACGTCAACACCGGTTTCGACGTGATGCGGAACCTCAAGACCGACCCGTTCAAGGCCTACGAACAACTCCGTCCGATCATGGATCAACTCGAATCCATCGTCGGCGTCCGGCTCCCGGAAGACCTCCAACAGGCGGTCCAACAGGGGCAGTTGACCGAGGCCCATGCCCGCGAATTGTCGCGGTCCCGCAACCAGGCGACTGTCACGCAGCAGCAGCTTGACCGGACCACGCAGCAGCGAGCGGCAACCGAGCGGCGTCAGGCGATTGAGAACCAAGTCAACGACGTCGCTTCGGCCGTCACCGAGTGGGAGAACGCCACAGGCAAAAACGATCCTGACTGGAAACTGAAGCAGCCGCGGATCACGGAGCTAGTCGAGCTCGAAGTCATGCGGCGTCAGGCCAAAGAGCCCGCCTACTTCCCCTCGAAAGAGGAAGCGATCGCGATCTCGAAAGAGGCGCTCGCGAAGGTGGAGAAAGAGCTCAAGGGCCTGCGCCCCGCACGTCGTTCGGTCTCAACAACGCCTTCAGCCGATGCTGGTTCAACCCGCACAACTGCGGCGACCCCGAAGACCATGCTGGAAGCAGCGAAACTCGGGTTGCAGCGGATGGCGGGCTAAGGCACCGCAGGACCCAAAATGCCTTTTACCGTTGCCGAAGTCGAGAACATCGCCAACTCGACGCTCGACTACTTCATCGATCGTGGCCGTGCTGAGTCCCAGCACATCCAGGACAAGCCGCTGCTCAAGGCGATGCAGGCGGCGCAGACCACGTTCCCCGGCGGCAAGGAGTTCATCTCCGGCGCCGTCAAGGGCAACACCACCTCGTCCATCCAGGGTTTCCAGCACGACGACGAAGTCGGGTACAGCAACCCGGCGAACGCGAAGCGCTACAACTACCCCTGGAAGCTGATCCATCTCGGCATCGAATTCTCGATGCACGAAGCGGCCAAGGACGGCATCTCGATCGTCGACACCACGAACGGCAAGGGCGAGTCCGAGCACAGCGAGCGCGAGCTCACCGCGCTGGTCAACATCCTGAACGAGAAGTTCGAGGACATGGCCGAGGGCTGGGACCGCGGCTTCAATAACATGTACTGGCAGGACGGTTCGCAGGACCCCAACCTGGTCCCCGGCATCCGCTCGTTCATCGTCGACGCCCCGACCTCCGGCCTCGTCGTCGGCGGTATCGATCAGGCGGCCAACTGGTGGTGGCGCAACCGGGCGGTGCTCGGCATCGACGCCTCGACCCCGTCGAACCTGAACGTCACCAACACCCTTCAGAAGGAGTATCGGCAGCTCCGTCGTTACGGCGGCAATCCGAAGCTCTGGATGGCTGGCTCGGACTTCATCGAAGCGATGGAGAAGGAGCTGCGCTCGAAGGGCACCTTCACGCTCGACGGCTGGAACAGCCAGGGCAAGACCGACAGCGGCATGGCCGACATTTCGTTCAAGGGCAACAAGATCCAGTACGACCCGACCATGGACGATCTCGGCATGTCCAAGCGCCTCTACGTCATGGACACGCGCTTCATCAAGCCGCGCGTCATGGACGGCGAGGACAAGAAGAAGCACTACCCCGCCCGCCCGGAGAACAAATACATGTTCTACCGCGCGATGACCTGGATCGGCGGGTTGACCTGCAACAAGCGTAACGCCCACGGCGTTTACTCGATCGCGTAAGGAGGCGACCACATGTCGTTCAAAACTGCATCGGTCGTTCTCGCTGCCGCCGTCGCGACCAACGGCACCATCACCGTCAGCTATCCGGCGGGCACCAACAAAGGCACCTACACGGGCGCCTTCAAGCACAAGGCGTTCGCTGAAGGCTTGCAGGCGAACTTGGCGGCACCGACCGACTTCACTGTGTCGTTCGGTTCATCGAACATCACCGTCACCTATCTCGGGACCACTTCGATCCCGGCGAACACGAAGGTGATGTTCCAGTTCGACGTGATCGGCAAGGATCGCCTGTATGGCTATCCGAGCGACCCGCCGACTGCGCAGGGCGCTTGGCTGAACCAGTCCAAGCTGGCTCCGAACACCCAGCGTATCGCGGGTCAGCTATTCATGCGAGAGCTCAACCTCGGCTCGCCGGCGGCGGGTGCCTCGAACAACCTGTCGACCTCGGCTGCCGTGACCGCGGCGGGCTCCGGCGCGGTGCTGCTCGCCTTGGCGGCGGCCCTCGACGTGCCCCGCAACATTGTGGCGGCGTGGACGAACTCCGCGGTCGTCACCGTGCGCGGCACCGACGAGTACGGTAACGCAATGACCGAGAGCTCGGCTTCGGGCACCTCGTTCACCGGCAAAAAGGCGTTCGCCACCGTCACCTCCGTGAAGGTCTCGGCCGACGTCACCGGCATGACCGTCGGCACCGGCAACGTGATCGGTCTCCCGATCGTGCTGCCCGAGGCCAACCTGGTCATCAAAGAGCTCCAGGACGGCGCCGCGCCGACGGCCGGCACCATCGTGGCGGCGGACACGACCACGGCAACGGCGACCACGGGCGACGTCCGCGGCACCTACGCTCCGAACGCGACGCCGGACGGCTCCAAGTCGTTCCAGCTCCTCGTTGCCGTGCCGGATCCGAACGACATCGGCATCGCCCAATACGCGGGCTAAGCAATCTGCTCCGCGGTGGGATTTCCCACCGCGGAGCTTCTCTCTGAAAGGGACCAAGAATGAAGCTGTATTCATGCAAGCTACGTCTGGCGGGGGCCACGACCAACGAGATTTTCAAGTCGGATGTGACAGCGGCGGAAGTCGAAGTCCTCCGCGAACTGCACGGCGTTGACGCCGTCGTCGACATCACCGAGACGGGCGAGAGCAAGGTATCGAGCGCCGAAGAGCGTGCGCGGTTGCGCCGGCTATACGCCAACCCGGAATCGCTCAACACACAGATGGCCGCCCGGCGGGCCAACATGCTGCGGAATCTGTTCGGGCACGATCGCCTTCCGCTGCCTGACGAGGTTCTCGAACCGGTCAACGACGGTGGTGACGATTTGGAAGAGCCGGCCCCGGCGGCGACCGAGCCAGTGCGGCGCACGCGTGTTCCACGTAAGGCCGCGGAGCCCGAAGCCGCCGCGCTCGAGTAAGCACGATGCGGCGTCGCCAGCTCGGTCAACTGCTCACCATGTTGCGCGACGAGCTGTCCATCAGCTCGGAGCCGGCAGTTGGCGTGTCAGCGACGCCGAACCTCAAGCAGGTGCTCACGCGCCATTACGAGACGCTTTTCGCCGAGCACGACTGGCCGTTCCTGCGGAAGATGTTCGACCGGATCACGCTCAACGCCGGCCAGCGCTATTACGACTTGCCGGAAGAGATGGATTTGGAGTCGCTCGAGCGCGTAACGTGTTGGTGGGGCAATCTGCCTCACACGATCACGCGCGGCGTCGACTTCGAGCAATACGCGATCTACAGCTCCGACGACGGCATTCGCGCCGATCCCGTACAGCGTTGGGATGTCCGCGATGTCGACAACAAGGAGATGATCGAAGTCTGGCCCGTGCCGGCCGGCTCCGGCCAGGCGCTTCAGTTCCGCGGTCGCATCAAGTTCAAGCGCCTCGTTGACGAGGATGACATCTGCCTGCTCGACGACCAGCTTGTCGTCCTGCACGCGGCGGCTGAGCTTTCACCGCCCAAGAAACGCACTGACGTCAACGCCAAGCTCGTCGCGGCGCAGCGGCGTCTCGGCATGCTCAAGGCGCGCGGGCAGGGTGGCGCGGCCACATTCCGCATGGGCCTCGGCGGCGAGCCGAAGCCGCACCACGGTCTCACCATCAGGGTGCGGTAGTGCCCTATCTCCAAGTCAACGATTTCAAGTTCGGGGTGGATCGACGCCGCAAGCGCGTCGCGGGCATTCCCGGCACGCTCTGGATCGGCAAGAACGTCCACATCACCCGTGGCGGCGACATCGAGCGACGCTTGAAGTTCGTGCCGGTCTACAACGTGGCCGGTTCCTTCGGCGCGGCCTCGCTCCACTCGCAGCCCTATGTCTTCGGCAGCGCGGCGCTCACCCCGCCGGTTGGCGTCCAATACCAGCGCCTCCAGGCCCCCTCGGGCGCGGCCATGACGAAGCTGCTCGACGTCAAGACCTTCGCCGGCAAGTTCTATGCGATCGCCGAATATGCCGACGGCACCGTGCATCACTTCTACGACGGCACCCGCGTCTCCGATTGGGACACAGTAGTGGCGGCTGCCGGCGCCGACTTCACGACGCTGGCCGATCTGATTGCCTCCAAGGTCGAAACCGACCCAGCCGTCACCGCAACGTCGGTGGGCGGCGCGGTGACGATCACCGCGCTCACGCCGGGCACCGCTTTCACGATCGCTGCGTCGGCCGTCAACGGTAGCGGGACCAACGATCAGACGGCCACCCTGACGACCGTTCAAGCGAATGTGGCGGCGGTCGCTGAAGTCAGAGCGCAAGCGACGATCACCGTGAATGGCGGTACGTTCGACGCCGGCGTCAACCAGGTTCTCGCCGTGACGATCAACGGTGTCGATGTCCTTGGCAAAGCGATCGACTGGTCGGGATCGAACGAATCGACCGCGCTGCGCGTCGCGCAGCAGATTTCGGCCGGCTTCACAACACACGGGTATTCCGCCAGCGTCATCGGCGCGACCATCACGGTGCTCGCGGCCCCCGGTACGGGAGCGACCCCGAATGGTGACGACTTCCTGGTGACCGCGGCAGGCAACGTCTCCGTGACCGCATCGAGCCTGATGGCTGGCGGCGTGACGGCGGTGTCTCCGGTCGCGCAGGTCAGCAAGGTGACCTTCGGCGGCACGTTCGAAGCCGGCGACACGTTCACGGTCACGATCAACGGAACGGACTACAAGGCAACCGGCGGGGCGTCAGGCATGGGTAGGACGGCCTATGTCGACAAGAACCGTGTCTGGACGCCGATCGGTAGCTTGTGGCGATATTGCAAGCTCAACACCCCGACCGTGTGGGATCCGAGCGCCGTTGGCAGCGACGCCGGTTTCATCAACATTGCCACCGCGACGGAGGGCAACGAGAGGCTTTTGGTTGCGGCCCGCTATCAAGGCCTCGGCGGTGTCTTCAGCGCAGAGAACGTCACGCTCTACCAGCTCGACCAGGACCCCGCCAACTTCGCGTTCTCGGACACGCTCGAGCACACCGGCACTAAGGCGCCGTTCTCCGTGCTGCGCTACGGCAATAACGACGTGTTCTATCTCGACATCACCGGCGTGCGCAGCCTGCGCGCTCGCGACGCGTCGAATGCGCCGTTCGTGTCGGATATCGGCAACGCGATAGACACCTACGTGCAGGAGCTCGTCGCCGGCCTGACGAAGCAGCAAGTCGCCGATGGGCGCGGCGCGATCGAACCTCGCGACGGCCGCTACTGGCTGATTCTCGGCAACACCATTCTGGTGCTCAGCTTCTTCCCGGGCGCGAAGGTGAGCGCCTGGACAACCTACGAGCCGACGGAATTTGCCGGCGCAGCGGTGCAAGCCTTCGTGCGCATCGGCGGCCAGCTCGTCGCGCGTGCGGGCGATTACCTCTACTATTACGGCGGCCTCACCGGCGATGTGCAGCCCGGTGACGATGAGGTCGTTGCGGAGGTCCATCTGCCGTTCCTCAGCGGCCAGACGCCGGCGACCATAAAATTCATCCGGGGGTTCGACGTCGCACTCACGAACACGTGGGCGTGCGAGCTTGCGTTCGACCCGAACGACGACGCGCGCACCATCAACGTCGGCAACCTTTCGACGATCACCTTTGCGAACCAAGGCCGAATTCCAGTACCCGGCGAGACAGCCATGGTCGCGCCTATCCTGGTGTGCAGCAAGGGCGGCGAAGCCAGCATCTCGATGATGGCCATCCACTACGACTCCGAGGAAGATCCCGGGTGAGGCTCACCGAGCTTGATTACGGCGTGGTGCTCGAGATCGTGAAGCAAGCCCACGACCTCGAGCAAATCTTCACGCTCAACGGCCACCGCGACCCCGGCGCAGTCGCCAAGGGCGTCATGACCGCGGCGAATTTCTCGTGGGTGGCGTGGGCGGACGGCAAGCCGACGGCGGTGTTCGGCGCCCTCGAAATTCACAAGGGGGTTTGGCAGATCTACATGCTCACCACGCCGGACTTCCGCAAAATCGCGATTCCACTGACGCGGTTCCTGAAGCGGATCATGGTTCCGACGCTGTTCGAACAGCTGGGCTGCCACAGGCTGGAGGGCTTCTTCCATGAGGACAACACCTTCATTCACCGGTGGGTGGAAGGGTTCGGCGCCAAGAAGGAATTCGTTAAGGAAAACTACGGCCCGGACGGGGCCACATATCTTGGGTACGTGCTTCGAAGGCAATCGACAAACCCGACAAAATAGGTTACTTTCCCAACTCGCGGACGCAGAACCGGAGATCGCCGCCCCGGATCCTCGATTACCGATCCTGCATGTGCTCCTTCGGCGGTTCGCCCCCTAAAGACAATTCAGCGGAAATCGCGCGCCAACAGGCGCAGGACCGCGAAAACAAGATCAATCAGGGCAAGGCGTCTATTGACAGCGCCTTCTCGATCTTCGACCCTGCCTACTACGACAAGTACAAGCAGGCGTTTCTCGACAACTACAATCCCGAGGTCGACCGCCAGTTTGACGTCGCCAAGCAGCAGACGCAGTACAATCTCGCGCGCGCCGGCACGACCGATTCCACGATCGGTCAGAAGCAGTTCGGCGACCTCGTTCGCAGTTACGGCACGCAGAAGCAGGCGATCGCCGGTCAGGCGGCCGACGCAACCAACAAACTGCGCTCCGACGTCGAAGCCGAAAAGACCGCGCTCTATGGCCAGAACAGCGCCTCGGCGGACCCCTCGCTCGCATCAATCTCCGCGCTCAGCAACGCGAACTCGCTGTCCACCCCGGCGCAATACAGTCCGCTCGGCAGCGTCTTCGCCGGCTTGACGAACGGCGTGGCTTACGGTCTCGCAGGCCAGAACAACAAACTCCCCGCCGGGTACGCCAATGCGTTCACCGCGGGGTCGACCCTGCCGTCCGGGAGTGGCTCCGGAAGGGTGGTGAACTGATGTGCGATCCAGTCACCGCAGGACTTTCACTCGGCGCCAGCGCTGCGGGCTCCGTGCTCAATGCACAGGAGGCCAACGAAAACGCGCGCAACGTGGCCAATGCCCGCAACCAGGCAACCCTGGCCGAGCTCGAGCGCCAGAAGGCCTACGGCGCGCAAGCGCGCGGCGAGTTCGACAAATCGTTGGACCTGTTCGGCCCCGGCGCACAGGAAGCGTCGCTCGCCAAGGCGCAGTCCGACATCGGCTCGCTCCTCCACAGCAACACGCCGGACGCCGCGCGCGTCGGCACGATCTCGACGGCCACGGCGCCGGCGGCGGTCAGCGCCAACGAGGGCAAGAAGCTCGGCGACGTCTTCACCTATCTCGGTGACAGCGCGACGAACCTGGGCAAGCTCAAAGGTTACGACCAGAACACGTTCAACAACGGCCAGGCGCTCACCGCGAACAACCGCAACATTGGCGTGATCACCGACAACTCGAAGGTGAGCGCAGACGTCAACAAGATGGAGCAGAGCGCGGCCGCGACGAACGCGTACAAGCCGCCGTCGGGGATCGGTGATCTCTTGTCCTTCGCCGGCAACATGGGTGCGTATTACGGCGGCGCCGGCAAGATCGGTGTGCCCAAGTTTGGAGGCACCACCACCATTCCGGGGCTTAATCCAGGGGGTCCGTACGTCTGATGCCTGACACGATGGCCAATCCCTATGGTAGCGATTCCCCGCTCGGCGCGGCGCTGAAGAACCTGTCCGGCGTGCTCACGAAGAAGAGCTCCGAGGCAAGCGACATCGCGCATCTTGAGACGGCGCTCGCGTTGAAGCAGAAGCGCGAGAACACCGCGGCGCTGGGCGACGTGTTGCGCAATCTCGGCACGGCTTCCTTCGATCGGCGCGCGGCGATCGATAACGCCGTGCGTGCCGGCGTCAGCCCGGAAGCCGTTGGTGGCTTCGAGCGATACAACTCGGCTAACCAGTACGGCGCGGCCGATCCGCGCACCACGAACGCTTTCGTCGGGGCAGGCGGCTCTTACAGCGGCACGGCGGCCGGCGAGCGCGAGCAGATCGCAGCGGGAGACCGGCGCAACGCCGCACAGATCGCCGAGCAGCGCTACCAGTTCGACAACAAGCCCACGACCTACGGCACCGACACCGGCCCCGTTATTGGCCGGCAGAGCGAGGTCTACGGCAAGCCGGCCGTCGAGGATCTCGGCAAGGTGAAGGGCGACGCGGCACGCCGCGCGCTCAATGCGCCCGGCGGCCTTGCCGCGGCGGACCCGACCACGCGCCAGTTCGTCGGAGCCGAGAGCAAGGGCCAGCCGACGCCACACAACTACGTGGCCGGCGGGAAGAACCTCATCACCTACGACGGCGTGACGGACGCGTCCACCGGTCAACCGCTGCCGCCCGGTGGCTATTTGGCCAACGCGCAGGGGCCGGCGAAAGACGTTGGTCTCACCACATCGGTACAAGGCGATCTCCAGAAACAGGACATCGCCAACCAGCAGTTCAAGAGCTTGCTCGGCTACACCCGCAATCTGGCCAAGGCGGACCCGAACAATTTCGGCGTCTCTGGCTACGTCAAGGGCGCCGTCCAGGATGTCAACGCTGTCGCCGGCAACGTGGCGCAGGGGCTCGGGTATCGGGGCCTCCAGGACGCCGCCGCGGCCGCGCGCCAAAAGGCGCTCGAATCCGGCGTCGACCCGGGCTTGCTGTCCGGCGTGTTCGATCCGAAACTGCCCGCGCTTCACAGCGCGGCCGACCTGATGGTGTTCTCCGCAGCGCAGGCGCTCGCCGGCCAGTCTGGCCGAAGCGTGACCGACCGCGACGTCAAGGTGTTCAAAAACATCGTCGGCGACCCACAGGAGTGGTCGGGCAACCAACAGAAGTTTCTCTCGAAGCTCGACACGATCGAGCAGATCCTCGAACTCAATCAGAACGTCGTCGATCAGCGTTTGCGCAGCGGCTCCCCCGCCGCCGCGCCGGCTGCGCCCGGGGCTGCCCCCCAAACCCCCACGGCTCCGGGCGCACAGCCGGCTCCAGCGCCCGTTCAGCCTGCGGCGCCGGTGCAATCCTCTCCTGTCAAATGGGGGCGTGACGCCAACGGTCTCCCGGTCCCGGTGCAGTAAATGCCGCAGCTCATCGACTTCGAAGGGCAGACGCACGAGTTCCCCGACGATTTTACGCCGGCGGATATCCAGCGTGCGCTTGCGAGCGTTTCGCCGCCCCCGGCGACCGCTCCAACGGCCCCCGCTGCGCCCGTCGGCGCTACCAACGCCGCAGCCAACGGCCGGCTCTACGTCGCTCCAGAGCAGCCCAAGCCCGTCGAGCGCCCCGTATCGCTGCTCCCGAGCAGCGTGGGCGGCGCTGTGCGCGATTTCGCTGTTGGCGCCCAAGGGGTCGGCAAAGGGCTCACCGACATCGTCACGGGGCCGTTCGACCTTGTGGCCGGTGCGCAGAACCTCGCCACCGGTGGCATCAACAAGTTGCTCGGTACGAACATCCCGTTGGCCACGCCGGCCTCGAAACTGGTGGAGCAGGCGACGTCCGCTCTTCCGGGTATCGACCCCGCCACGATGTCGAGCAGCGAGAAGCTCGCCTACGACGTCAACCGGTTCGGCACCCAGGCGATCGGCACCGGCGCCATGCTGGCGCAGCGCGCTCCGCAGGTGGCCGCAGCAGTCACCCCTTCCGACACCTTCCTCGGTAAGATAGGCGATGCTTTCGCGCGCCCCTACCTTGAGACGCCCACGCGCGCCCACATCGGTGACGCGGTTGGCGGCGCTGGCGCCGGCGTCGGTGTGCACGCGGCCGACACCTATGTGCCGGACCACGCCGCTGTCGGCGATACGGCGCCCAAGCAGATCGTCAATGCGCTTGCCCCTGTGGCCGGCGCTGTCGGCGCCACCACGGTCCAGGGCGCGATCGAGGGCATCGGCAACATGCTCAAGAACATCATGATCCGCGCGACGCGGTCTGCGCCGGCGCCGGTCCCGCTCAACCCGGCCACCAAAGCGCCGTACAGCATGCCGGAAGTCGATCAGGCGGCCCGGCGCATGCAGGCGGCCGCCACCGACAACCCGAAGCTGCTGGCGCGCAACATTACCGAAAACGCGGCCGAGTTCACGAATCCGACTGAAGCCGGCGTCACGCCGATCGAGAAGTCGCAGCTTCCGACCAGCGGCTTGCTTTCGCAGGATCCCGGCCTTGTGACGCTGGAGCAGGGGGCTCGCACCAAGAATTCGCCCGACTTCGTCAAACGCGACCAGAACGTCAAGGCGGCAGCTGCCGATCAGGTCGCCTCCGTGCGCGATCCGCAAGCTGATCTCGGCGCCGTGATGCGCCGCGCGGGCGACGCGCGCGCCGAGCGCATGGCCCCTGTCGAGCAGCGCGTCAACCAGTTCGAGGACCTCGGCAACCGCGTCACCGCTGCCCGTCAGGCCGAAGGCGCCGCGTACGCGCCGATTGCCAACTCGGAAGCCAAGGCGCAAGCGTCGCAGCGTCTCGACAACGCCGTCGTCGAGGGCAACTACACCCCCGCGCGCCAGCGCAAGAACGAGCTTTTTGACACGGCGCCCGGCCGTGCCGAGGAGCTCCCCGCCGACGACATCTTCGCGGCTATCGATCGCATCC